AACCGGCAACCAGTTCAAGTTCCCAGTGGCCACGGCCTTGGGTACAGCGACAGCGCCAGGTGAGGCGGGAACCATCGTCGAGAGCGACCCCACCATGGGTTCGCTGTCCTTGACGCCTGCGAAGTATGCAATCCTCGTGCAAGTCTCGGAAGAGCTTGTTGAGGATGCTGTGTTCTCGATTTCGGACTTCATCTCGGATGCCGCAGGTCAGGCTGTGGCCATCGCACATGGTGCAGCGGCTGGCACTGCAGTTGTCAACGCAGCAGGCACAGGTGTGACAGGCGCAACCTTCGTGCCTACATATGCCGAGCTAGTATCGTTGCAGTACTCTGTACGTCAGCAATACAGATCCGCTCCTAAGGCTGGATTCTTGATGTCCGACGCAACCCTCGGAACAATCCTTGGGATCACGTCGAGCAACTTGCCAATCTTCCAGCCAGGTGGAGATGGTGGCCCAGATCGCCTTCTCGGTAAGCCTGTCTATACCGCAGGTGGAATCGCTGACATTGGTGACAATGCCAAGCCGATTCTGTTCGGCGATCTTGGACAGATCAAGACTGCAATCGTCGGTGGCATCCGCGTGGATGTAAGCCGCGAGTACGCGTGGAACGTGGGCCTCGTTTCCTACAAGGTTGAGGTTCGTGGCGCCACCGGTCTTGCTCAGTCAAGCGCCGTCAAGCTCTTCGTCTGCAACTGATCCGTCAGTAGCAGCTAGGAACTCGTGAATGGGGGGCGGGGAGTCCCCGCCCCCCATTTGCATGAAAGGAACAATGCTCGTCAGACTTGCCAAGCGCCGAGGCGAATATCCAAGCGGCTCAATCGTGGACCTGCCCGCTGAAGAGGCAGAGGCCTTGATTGGGTTTGGTTTGGCGCAGGCGGTTGCAGATGTCGACGCAGAGGCACCTAGGAGCCACGTAGAACGCGCCAAATTGCCCAAGCCTGGTAGGACAGCCGCCCTCAAGCGCGAGCCGGTCCTGGCTGCGGAAACCGAGGAAATCGCATGACGCTGAACGGATCAGTCGTGACGGTTGGTACGGCAGCTACTACGATCGCCACCGGGCAGACTGGGGCATCGTGGCTGTATCTTCATGCGCCGAGTGGAGGGAATACAATTTTTGTTGGACCATCAACGGTCACCACAGCAAATGGCTATGAACTAGAAAAAGGCGCTATGACTACGATTTGGCTTGCCGAATCAGATGTGATTTACGGTATTGTTGCAAGCGGCACCCAAACACTTATGACTATGCAATCAGGAGGGCGCTAAATGTCGTACGCATCCCTCGCCCAATTCAAGGCGGCCGTCGGGATTCAAGATTCGCAGGATGACATTGCCCTGCAGAATGTCCTTGACGCCACCGACACGCTGATTGATTTGCACTGCGATAGGCGAACAGGGTTCGGTACCGCCTCGGAGACAAGATACTACACGGCGCTTGATTACCAATATGTGCTAACGGATGATCTTGTTAGCGTGACCACGCTGCAAACCGATGATGACGCCAACGGCACCTATGAGACGACCTGGACTGCCGGAACCGACTACGTGTTGGCGCCGTATAACAATCCGCTCGACGGCTTCCCATATACCGAAATTGATACGTCGGTCTCGTGGCCACGCAACTTTCCGAAGGACGTCTATCTCGGCGTGAAAGTGGTTGGCGTGTTCGGCTTCCCAAGCACCCCAGCCGCCGTTGTTCAAGCTGCAATCATCCAGGCAAATGCAGTCTGGTCATCAAGGACTTCCGCATTTGCAGTGATCGGAAGCCAAGACCTGGGAGGCATTTTGCGCCAAGCACGTGCATTGCATCCTGAGGCGGCGATCCTTCTTGAACCTTTCCGTAAGCGCGCTGGATTGGCGAGGTAGACATGGCACTTGGAAATAGTTTTGACCTGACGATCAACCAGGGCGAGACCTTCTCGCTCACTGTCACATGGAAAGATTCGGCTGGGACTGCCATCGACCTGACTGGCTACACGGCACGCCTACAGGTGCGCGAAACCTACTCTTCATCCTCAACCGTGATCAGCTTGACAAGCGGATCGGGAATCACGCTCGGTGGTGCGGCAGGGACAATCGCCATTGTCATTTCAGCAGCCACCACTGCCGCACTGACCGCACCGTTCAGTGGCGTCTACGACCTGGAGCTTGTCAACTCAACGGTCGTCACTCGACTCCTGCAGGGGGCTGCGGTCGTCACGCCTGAGGTGAGCCGATGACGGTGGAGGTCGCACTCACCCAGAACATTATTTCTATCAGTGACGACCGAACGGAGATCGTCATTCAGGCGCCTGGCGTCACAGGCGCTACTGGTCCAACGGGTCCAACCGGTCCAACTGGCCCAGCCGGATCTTCTGGTGTGGTCACCGTCAATGCGCCGATCACCAATTCAGGAACATCCAGCGCCGCCAACCTAAGCGTTAGCGCGGGGTCAACCTCTAGCGCTGGCGTGCTGCAACTGACAGATTCAATCAGCAGCACAAGCACGACGACGGCCGCAACTCCAGCCTCGGTCAAGAGCGCCTATGACCTCGCGGCTGCGAACGTCTCCTCCGTGTCCGGCACATCGCCAATCTCGTCAACTGGCGGAACAACGCCTGTCATCTCGGTGGCATCTGCATCAACGTCTACCGTTGGCGCGGTTCAACTCACGGACTCGACGAGCAGTACAAGCACGACGACGGCAGCAACGCCGAATAGCGTCAAGACGGCCTATGACCTTGCGAATGCCGCCGTCCCAAAGTCGGTTGTGGATGCCAAAGGCGACATCCTTGTCGGGTCAGCAGACAACACGGTCACTCGACTTCCAGTCGGCACAAACGACTACATCCTGACGGCTGACTCCAACGAGGCGACTGGGCTGAAGTGGTCGGCTGCTTCAAGCGGCGGGGTCACCTCGGTCACGGCCACTTCCCCGATTGCCTCGACTGGCGGCGCTACACCGATCATCTCTATTGCCTCTGCGTCAACCTCATCCTCGGGCGCGGTGCAGCTCAGCGATTCCACATCCACGACGAGCAGCGTGCTGGCCGCCACTCCGACCGCAGTCAAGGCGGCATTTGACAATGGCACGCAGGGCATCACCGATGCCGCCGCCGCCCAATCCACTGCGAACGCCGCGGTGCCAAAATCTACGGTCACGACGAAGGGTGACCTGATCGCGGCAACCGGCTCCTCAACCGTCACACGATTGCCGATCGGAACCAACAACTACGTGTTGACGGCCGACTCTGCCGAGACCACTGGGATGAAATGGGCGGCTGCTTCTGGCGGAGTGACCTCCGTGACTGGCACAAGCCCAATCGCCTCCTCCGGCGGGTCAACGCCAGCAATCTCTATTGCCTCGGCCTCCACCTCGCAGTCGGGCGCCGTCCAGCTCTCCGACTCGACCTCGACAACGAGCAGCATCCTTGCTGCAACACCAACGGCGGTGAAGGCGGCATTTGACGAGGCTGCGGCTAAGGTCGCCACCGTTTCTGGTACCTCACCAATCAGCACGACTGGCACGACGGCGATCACCGTCTCTGTCTCTGCCGGGTCTACGTCAGCGGCAGGGGTGCTGCAACTGACTGATTCTGTCTCCTCAACCTCTACGACAACGGCGGCAACTCCTGCCAGCGTGAAAAGCGCGTATGACCTTGCAGGAACAAAAGTTGCAACGGTCACTGGGACTTCTCCAATTTCCTCCTCCGGAGGCACCAGCCCTGACATCTCCATCGCTTCCGCCACCACGAGCGTCGCAGGAGCAGTGCAACTTTCAGACTCGACCAGCACGACCTCTAGCGTGCTGGCAGCGACTCCAACCGCGGTCAAGGCCGCCTATGACCGAGCCGACACGAAGGTGTCCTCAGTCGCTGGTACCTCACCGATCAGTTCATCCGGCGGCACGACTCCAACAATCTCAATTGCCTCAGCGACGACAAGCGTGGTCGGCGCCGTTCAGCTCAGCGATTCCACCTCAACGACCTCAAGCATCCTTGCCGCCACCCCGACGGCGGTCAAGGCAGCATACGACCAAGCAGAAACCAAAGTCGCTTCGGTCAGTGGAACCTCGCCGATCTCTTCAAGCGGTGGCACCACACCGACAATCTCTATCGCTTCAGCATCCACCTCGGTCGTTGGTGCGGTGCAGCTCACGGACTCTACGAGCAGCACAAGTACGACGACCGCAGCCACGCCGAACAGCGTCAAGTCAGCCTATGACTTGGCGAATGCCGCGATCCCAAAGACGCTGACCACAACCACTGGCGACATCATCTACGCCTCGTCTGCCAACACGCCTGCTCGACTTGGCATCGGCACGGCTGGTCAGGTGCTTGGCATCTCGGCTGGGGTTCCTGCTTGGACGACCGCCTCATCTGGTGGAATGACACTTATTGCCACAGCAACTCCAAGCGCGGCAACAAGTTTTTCGTTCACAAGCATCCCAGGAACCTACAAACACCTACTTGTTGTATGGAGGGGCGTTTACCAGAGTGTTGGAGGCGAGGGATTTGCCATTAGGCTAAACAACGACAGCACGTCCAACATCTATACGACAAATTCCCTATCGCTAAGAGGAACTTTTCAGGAACAAATAAGCAGAGACACAACCGCTATTGGGCATCTATCCGAGCCGATGGAATGTCCAATTCCTAAAACAACAACATCGTCAACTGGGTATACGGGAATGTCTCGTGGGAGCCTTTGGATTTGGAGGTATACAGAGACAGCCAAATCATTTGAGTGGAGATCAAGCGGCTATGACGGTACTGCGAATACGATCAACTTCGGAATTGGAGAATACAGGGGAACGTCAACAGTCACCTCTCT